GTCGTTATGCGTTGTATCTTTAGTCCAGCCAGTAGGGGCGGCTGTCTGAACAAACAAAGCCTTTGTGCCAGATGGCAAGCCGCTCGGTGGTAAGTTTGTTAGGTTTGAACCGTTAAGTGCTGGCAGGGTTGCTGGGAATCTTGCGTCAGGAATTGTACCACTTGTGAGATTAGAAGCACTAAGAGCAGTTAAATCATCAGCAGTAGCGTTTGCCGCAATGCCATTTAACTTGGTGTGATCAGCATCAGTGAATACATTACTATCTGATGCACTCTCTACCAGAGTTCTTATCTCAGCTGCTGTTTGGTCGGCAGTAGCACTTGCCTCAATACCATCCAGCTTTGAACCATCAACAGACAGATCACGCCCATCTATTGTGGAAGGAAATCTAGCGTCAGGAATTGTCCCACTAGTCAGATTGGTAGCACTGAGGTTAGTTAAATCAACAGCGGGTACATTATCTAATGATCCGCTTTTAACATCGCCGTTACTATCAAGAAGGTCAGATATATTTCTTGTGCGCGTCATCTATCTTATCCTCTATTCGGGCTTTGGGTTGTCTGCTTTGATTTGAGCTACCTTAGTCTGCCAAGCATCAAGGCCATTCTCGGTGATAAATTCAAGCTGTGTTGAATGAGAACCATAAGCTGTCAAACGATTCATCAACCACTCAGCCATTTCTGTTTGTTCAGCTTCAGCTTCTTCAGCAATAGCTTTGTCACCAACAGTCAACCAATCAACAGAAACATCAGCATCAGTTTTAGGTGCAAAGTCTTTGACCATTTGCTCAAAGTGAGACTTAGTTGTTGTGCTGTTTATGTCTAATTCAGCCCACGAACCATCTGAGTATTCGACAGTTGCTACAGAGCCAGTGATTGTTTTAATTTTATAATTCATTATGCTGTTCCTCCGAGAACAGTTCCGTTTTGTGTTAATGTGACGTTGCTTATGCCTCTGATATATTTGCCAGCCGCACCGCCGCCAGCACCACCATTGCCGGTAGAACCACCAGCACCGCCTGTGCGATTTCCGTTTGCGCCAGTGTTGCCTGTAGCACCTGTGTTTCCGTTGCTACCTGAAGCACCGTAGCCACCACCAGAACCTCCTGTTCCACCAGTGCCACCAGTTCCACCTGTACCAGCATTAGTTCCGCCACCAGCACCGCCTGATCCACCAGCACCAGATGATCCACCAGCTAAAGCGTGGTTGTAGCCTTGCCCTCGACCACCAGCTCCACCATTGCCGCCTGATCCACCAGAGCCGCCATTGGTATTATTTGTTGAAGTGGTCGAAATGCGCCATCCGAATGTAATATACTGAGTGTTCCAGTAAGCGTTCCACATAGTTCGCTCACCACCAGTAACAGCTAAGTCCTGGGTTTGAGTTACCCAGTTAGCCCAATTACTTGTACTATCTCGCCAGA